TAAGAATATGTTATTTTACAAACACTAGAGGGGGTAAAAATGAAATTACAAGTAAAAAAAATATTAGATAATTGTAACTATACACGTAACAGAGACAAAACAAGTAAAAAACTAGTTACATTAAGTGATACCAGTATAAGTAAAATAAAAGATGTATCTAACTATTATGGTATAAGTGTAAGTTATATACTAGATATTTTAATTAACAAATATTTATAAAGGTATTGACAAAAAGTAAAAAGCATGGTAATATATAAGTATAAAAAACAACAATATAAACAAAAAGGAAGGCGGTACAAAATGATTAATGTTAAAGTTAGTGAAAGTTTATTATTTGATTTATTAGTTGAGCGTGTAAAATACTGGACTAATGACGAGGATGTACAAAACTTGTATATTGAAATGTATAAAAAATATATAAATGATGGTTTACTTGAGGGTATAGAATTAGACATAAACCAAATAGTAGACAATGACTATGTTAATAATTGTGAAATAGTTTATGGGGATGATAACAACGAAAATATAAAAAATGATTATAATTTATTAATTGAGTTGTATAACAATAATGAGTATAATGTATCATGTAATATCTTCAAGTATTATAACCCATCTTATATTGAGGCGGTGGACGAGAATAAAAAAATGATATTAATTAGATATTAAATAAGAATCATAACATCTTTTTAGCAAGCCGCATGGCTTGCTTTTTTATATATAAAATAGTATGCTTTTATTAAGTTATGTTAAATTATGTTATACGTCAGAATGACCTATAACACGTATAAAAAATTTTTTAGGTATTAAAGTATACAAAAGTAGTAAAGTCTTATAACGGTGCGTATAACCGTGTTAGGTTGAACATGTGTTTTATAACAAAAATGAAAAATAGGTATAATGTCATTATATTATAACAATATTGTATTATGACATCATATTATAATTAAGTGTAATAGTGTAATAACATGTTATGTATATTGTCATGTTATATTATGTTAAGTACCCCCATGCCATCCTTCAACCATGCTGTAGCACCACACACACAAAAAAGGTATAAGTCAAGTATTTAAGTTATGTAAACAATAACTACAACATTTTTACCTTCATACTACAACATGCCATGTGTTACCAACTTGTACAACATGCCATGTGTTACCAACTTGATACACAAACATGTTACACTGTCAACCATGTATTAAGTTATGTAAACATGTGTTATAAAAATGGCATGTGTTATAAAAAATAGCATGGTATAAGCATGTCATGTTTACATGCTAGTTTACATGAATATGAACATGCTAAAAATTTAATTTCAATAGTTTGTTAAGAAACTGTTACAAAAAATAAGTAACAAGTGTATACAATACACTCAAAAAGTGTTAAAAAAAATAAGTGTAACTTATACACTAATAACGTTGAAGTTATATACTATAAGATATATTGTGATATATATTTTTGCACTTTTTTTGTTAAAAAATGTTACAAAAAGGGGTATATAATGTAATATATACTGGTATATATACGGTTTAAACCCTTGGTATCACTGCGTTCTATAGGTATGTGGTATTAAGTGTATTTTGTACACTAGTATATACCCCCGTATGTATTTTGTCTATACTTTTGTGATTTTGGACTATGTATCTTACGTTTACTCCACGTGACACCACCCGTAAACCTTAGTGTGTTACTGTTTATTTTGAACTCCATGTAACACATCCGTAAACCTTAGTGGTGCTATCTACCAAGGTATACCCCCTCTTTTAAAACTACAAACTTTTAAACATTTTGCGACCTGAAAAATAATAACAACCATTTGGTACAAACAATCATTTGGTATAAACAAACCACTGGTGATACCCCTTATGTTATACTTTCTTCTATACCTTTTGGGGCAGAAAAAAGGTATACATCTTTTAAACCATCAGTAATACCACTGGTCCACCTTGCATAAATATAAACTTTGCATAAATATAACATGCAAAAGAACTCATGCAATACAAATACACAAGACAATACAAACACACAGAACAAAGAATAAACTGTGTGGTAAACTTGTGAAAAAAGTAAACTTGCATGTTATACATGCATGTAATACATGTATAAAAAATAAAAAAAGGTAACACATAAAACATAAAAAATATTTATACAGGAGAGAGATACTTTCCCCCCGAAAGTTTACCAACCGTGTTACCACTTTTATGGTAGTATATTTTGCTAAACAAAACAAGTGGTTTTCAAAAATTGTTACAATTCGCTAAAAAGCAAGTATATACATTGTTTCAGCCACCAAAGGTATAAAATTAATTGTTAAGAAAATGTTAAGATTTTATAAATCTATGGAGCGAATAAAATGAACGACCAACTTTTTACACCTTAGTAGTAAAAAATTTATCTAGTATAAAATCGTCACACTCTATTATGTTATCTTCTAATTTAATATATTGTTTGCATTTACAAACCGCAGTATTACTTCTAATACTTACAACAATAGTGTCACCAAAGTCTGTAAATAAATTACAAAAAACAAATCCATCTTTATGACATAATTTGGTATTAACTATTTTGTAAAAGGTCTTACAGTGTGGACAATAAAGTAAAAACATTTTATTTATTTCTTTTGGTTTATTTATTTCTTTTATCATTAGTTATTCCTTTTATTAATTCTCTTTGTTTAGATACTGGTCTAAACTCCAAACATATAACTTTAGTAAATCTTCTTTTGATAAATCACTTATTACATAACCTGTACAAACATCAACATTGTTTATGTAAACCTTATCTTTATCTACTATTATTTTTTGTTTGTTCTCTTGCATCTTTTTATTGTTTTGCATATTCGCTACTCCTGTTATACTGTACACTGTGATGGGTGTACCTTTGGGTGCTACAATTTTTATGTAAAAAGAATAAATACTTGCCCAAATTTAAACAAAGAGCTATCACAGCACATAACATAAGCATTAAAACAACTTCTACTACAAGTTCTGTTAGTTTACTCATTTTTCTCTCCTTTTTTGTTTTATTTTTGTTTTTTTTAATTTTAATACATCTATTATACTCTGTAGTTTTACATATGTCAATTATTTACAACAACATGCTTAACGTATTATAACATTTTATAACCATTTTATAAAATACGTTTACACCCCTTGTATACTAACCTTTTTCACTATAAATTTTTTTAACATTTAAAGTTTATTTAGGGGTGTTAAATTTTAGGTAGGATAAATTATACCACTACAGGGATAAACTCTTCAATTTAAAGCAAGTTTAAAATAGAGGTAAACGGACCCTTGTGCACCAAGGGTTTCCAACTCTAGTTTTTTACTGATGCTTATTTTGATATGTTAGTCTTTTATTTTTATACTTGTTTCACGCAATGTTATTAATTCACTTTGTACACGTTTACCAATTTTCATAAACATCTCTTTTGTTACATCTTTGTTTGTTAAATTTTTAGCTTTTTTAACGCAAATTATATGACTTCTCTTGTTAAAAACTCTTTTACTACTGCATACAAGTAAACCATAATTGGGGTAAAACTTATTTATATAATCTAGTACATAATTTTTCAACTCTTCTGTTGTACAAAAGTAGTAAAAGTTAGGGACAATGTAGCCTTTTTTTAGTTTTAAACCATTATTTTTACTACTTTTACATTCTTTTTCGCTGTTTTTATACTCTTTTTTACCACTTTTACACTCTTTTTCAGCCCCAAATTTACTACTTTGGGGTAAAAAAGTGTTGTTTTTACTCAAAAACTCGTTATATACCCTATGTTTATAGCTTTTTACCCTGCTTTTACCACTAAATTCACTCAAAAAGTCTGACTTGCTAATTTTTACCTCTATCTCTATTAAATATTTATCATTTATTGCATTTACATCACTTTTATTTATACCTTCGGTGCAACAAAAAATATACTGCCTGTCAAACCTCCAATATTTTAACAGCTGTAGTTTTATAAACTTAGTCAACTCTCTGCCTTGTAAATTTATCACAGTTTTACACCACTCTTATAGTTTTTGTATTACTTTTACAGTTTTAAATTACTTTTACAGTCTTACCATGTTTTGTACTTTAACGCTGTACGTTTTAGTGTTTATTTTCTTATATTTCTTCAACAAAGCTTTTTCTATTTTACCCAAACTTGGTGACAGAAATTTGTAAACATCTACTATATTATTAGCTACAGCAATAGTATTATTGTGTTCGTCTAACAGAATGCAGTAAACAAAATAGTAATTCTTAAATATGTTTTTCATAAAATCTCCTTTTTATTTCTTTAAGTCTTTTATACTATTTTAGTTTACTTCTACTATTTTTTAATCTTTAGTTTACCTTCTCTTATACTCTCTTTCTTATTACAACCTATTTTTACCTCGTTTGCATCCCAGTTTTCCATTAACCACATTATGTTATCAATGCTATCAAAACATATTAACCAAAACAAGGCTTTATACTTATTCTTAAAATGGTGAAGTTTACCATTTTTTATAATATCTATAATCATCTTTACACCAACCTTATTACTTTGCTACTTTTCTCTTTTAAACCCAAGTTTTACTATTGAATTGTAATACTTCTTAAGACGGTTTTCCATTGATACACCCTGTTTTTTACACTCTCTGCTAAGTATAATGGTCTCGTTTATTAAATCTATCATCTTCTTTTCTGCACTAAGCCTTCTAAGCTCTTTCTTGATTTCTTTCAAATTATGTATTATATCATTATGATTTTGACAAAGAAATCTATTTCTTTTAAATCTGTTTATAATCCTTGTATACTCTAAGTTTAATACGCTGCCTATCAGTTGACCTATTAGTTTACCTATCCAATAATAAAATTTATTCATTATAATCTCCTTTATGGTTTATTTTATCTTTTATAATGTTATATCATACCCTCTTAGTTTCAACTCTTGAATTACACACTTGATTTTATACTCGACAAGGTCGTTATATTCACGGACTGTTATATAGCCTTTATGTTCTGTCCAAATCTGTCTTATAACATAACCTTCTACGTCTTGTCTCGCTATAGTGTGCACTATATCTCTTATATCTATTTCATCTTCTGGCAATGATATTGTAAACATTTTATACCCCACTTTTTAACATCTCAATTAGCTTTTCTTCACCTATTTTTTTAACTGCTTTATTTATAAAGTTTGGGTCTAAACAGTAAGTGATACCTTCGTATCTATTGTTGGGATTCAATCCAAGACCTAGACTAGAAGACATGTGGTTGTAAAAAATATAAAATTTTCTTTGTTCTTCATCTTCCCAATCAATAACTTCCTCACCATTCAACTCATCTGCAAGTTGTCTGAGTTCAATCTTTGTCTTGAGGTTCTCGAGATGTTGCCTTGCTTCCCTCTCAGTTTTGAAACAATTACCTTGCGGTATTCTCCACCTGTCATAAAAAGAGTTACGGTGTGGACATTTTTCAACATCACCATCACCACTTACAAAGTAATAAACTTCATCTTTTTTAGGTTGCCATTTCTTATTATCTTTTAAATTTTTTATCATTTCAGCAACTTCATTTTGTTGTCTAATCAATTCTTGTCGCTTTAATTCTAATTGTTTTAATTGTTCTATTTTATCCATTTACACCTCCAAGTTCACCTTACTACAACTAATCAGTTTACCATTATGGTAACACTTAGTTATTTTTCTTTTATCTAATAACCAACTTCTGTAATATAATTGATTATTAGCATAGGCTGACACAGTAGAAATATTTTCATTATTTCGTTTAAAACTTTTTCTAATAACCTTTGCTATTCCCATCTTTTCAATTTTTACACTAATTTTGTTAAGCATTTATACATCCTTTTTTAAAGGATACCACATTGTATCAAAAAAGTCAAGTTCTAAGATAAAAGTGTAACAATATGCGAGTGAACAAAATCGCTACTCACGTAGCTAATTACATAAATAAATCTAAAAATGCACAAAATGTGTTAAAAAGTTGTAGTAAAAACCCTGCACTATTTTTTGCTACCTCTTCGTTTATTATACAAACAACTGCTAGACCTGCTTTAACACTAATGGTAACACCAGATAAAGCAGATGGTAAATTTGGTGCTTGCTCAAGTGTATCTAGTGCAATAGTAGAAATGGTTGGTTCATACCTTATCTTTAAACCTATGAACAAATATATCGAAAAAGCTAGTAAAGAATTGTATAACACTAAGGGTTCAATGTTCTATGAGAACCCTTTATTATTGCGTAAATTTAAGTCTATAACTAATAGGTTTGCAAAAATACCACCAACGTTACTAACTTCTTTAGTTAGGTTTTCACTCATAGGTCCAATAGCTGTCTTGTTAGCTAAATTTGGTATACAAAAGGGGTGTAAAAATGAAGATAAATAAATTAAATAACATATTTACCACGTTTGCTAAATCCAGTGCTGGTAAGAAGTTTTACAAAAATATTTTAACCCCTTCTAAAGACACTTTTTTAAACAATCATTTACCAATTATTGAAAGTGCAGTGGTAACAGCTTTCTATTGTACCTCTACAGCTGTACAAAAAGATATACCACCAGAAAATAGAAAGTCTATTCAAATACAAAACGTATTAAGTTTTATTATATCAGCAGCTACAGCCATGCCGTTAAACAAAATGGCTACAAAGTTTGGTGAACAAGTTATTAAGAGTCTTAAACCAGAGGTTATACCTGACGTACACAAGTGTATAGATGGTATAAAAGTTGGTTTACCAATGGTAACAACATTACTTATATCACGTTTTGCTGTAGCTGTAGGGTTAGTACCACTAAGCACAGTTATAAGAAATAAAATAGATAAAACGGCACAAATGAGTAAAAAGAGTGAATTAAACAAAACAAATAAGTTAAACAAAGCCGTTTAGCCTTTGTAAAAACCACATCCGTGCTCCTCTTCACACCTATTGTTTTGTACACATTTTGGGGCGAAATACTTATACAAAAAGTCTAACTCACCGTTATCAGCCTCTTTTACAGCCTCAACCATTTTATTTGCAAGTATACGAATTGGTTTTTGTGCTCTAGTACACATTCTGTTACCCAATAAATCTAAAAAACTACGTAAGTTCAATGTCATAACAATGTTAGTTCTAATGTTTGAACACAAAAGGTTTCTAGCCTCTTCTTTTTTGCTACCGTTGTTAATAGCTTCGATGTAATGTATTAAAGAAGAAATGTAATACTCCCAGTTGTTTTCATTTACATCTGTGTAAAACTTACTTGCTACTTCAATACCTTTTTTAACATCTAACTGTGACAAATCCTCTAAAGTATAACTTTTGCATATATCTACATAACGTAAACTCTGTTGGCTGTAAGAGGCTATACGTTTACGTACAAGCTGGTGGCTACAATTCCTGTCTATACCAGATATAGCAAATGTAAGTGATACATGTTCTATTGTACTCCAGTGTTTAGATTTAATAACTTTTTCAACTAATTCTATTTTTTTTTCTCTTGTTATATCTTCTTCCCATATTTTATCAGGTGTTAAACTAGAGTAACAACAACGCATTGCACAATATATAACGTCTAAAGGATTTGGGGTTAAACCTATAAGTTTTACTTTAATTTTGTTGCTCATCTGTTCTCCCGAAATAATTTTCGATTTGTTCTTGTTCATATTTAGTTATTAAATACTTTCTAGCACTACAGTAGGCTATAATTCTTTCTTCTGCACGTGTGCTTTTATAGGGGTTATCTAATACCAAATCATTTATAGCCTCTTCTAGTTTTACATCTAAAGCTTCTAAAGTTTCTTTATAGTTCATCATTTTGCTCCAATTCTTCTTGTGTTACTAGGTTTAAAGAATAGTTAAACTGACTAGCTTTTGTGTGTAACATAGCTACCAATTGTTTGTTTAAATCATTTTCAATTATTACATACCCCATTGTACCAAATTCAGTTTTACTTATGTCAAAAACAGGACATAAAGGTTTGGTTTTAGAAAACAGTTTATACAATCCGTTCACAAAAGTGCTTATATCTTTTGTGTTTTCTTTATCTGTCATTTCAAACGTAGTTGTTCTAAACTCTAATGGGTTAAATACTGATTTCTTTAAAACCTCTTTCATATCATTATGTGTCCACCAAGTGAAGTTAAACAATTTATGCTTGTTACTATCTATTTGTCTAAACAACATTGGTAAATTTATACTTTGTGTAGCCCAAATTATTTTAGAAATCTCTGATAAGTTAAAATCACAACGTTTATCAATATAGTCTAAAGCATCTTTAATTGGTGCAGGCATGGTTTTAATGCATTGTTTAAACTCTTCTGTGGCAAGTTCTTCTAAATCATTTGGTTTATCCTCTTCTTTTACAGGACTGCTAACGTTAAAGTAGTTAAACATTAGGTATTCAAAGGCTAATCTATACCCTTGTATCTCTTCTGTACTTATATTTGCACCTACAGTTAATACCTCGTATGCTATCTCTAATTCTTCTTTACTTGCTCTTCTATCTAATTTGAACAGTTTAAAATATTGGTCTATAACTTCTTCTCTACTCATCTCTCTAACCTTGTATTACCTCTCAATGTATACCAAATAAAGTTAAACAATCTTAACACTATTTTTTCTATTAAAGTTCTTGGTGTCATATACGATATTTGTCTACTTACCATCTTTAATCTTAGTAAAAAATCCTTCATTAATCCCACCATTTACCACAGTTTTCTTTTAAATAATCAAAGATTCTATTATAGCTATCTAGTTCAAACATTCTATTTTTTAAAACAAACTCTGTAACTAACTTATCTTTTTCCTCTTTGTCTTTTTCGTCTTTGATTTTCTTTAATAAATCTTGGTTATTTTCTTCAAATATGTTCAATGAATCTTCATAAGTATCAATGTAGTTTAATAAAGTAGTTATTTCTTTTCCTACTGTATCAGCTTCTTTTATTACTTTAGCTCTTACTATACCTTCACGTGTATTCCTCAATTTATACTTTAGGAATTGAAAAAAGAAGTATTCAAAATCCCAGTATCTATCAGTCCATACAACAGGGAGATAATAAAACAGATTTTTTACACCAAAGTAAATATTTCTAAAAAATACACGTATACTCATAAAGATGTTTTCAAAATATATTTCTATTTCTTCTTTAAAACTAAATTTTCTTGTTATTTTATTTAACCACTCTGGTGGGTCAACGTCTAAAAGTGTAAGTTTATCACCTGTTATATTTTTCATTGTATTATCTCCTAACAAAAAATATTGTACCACTGTTAGTATAAAATGTCAAGGTTATTTATCTGTTGTGTAAACGCCATTGCTATAAATCAAAAATTGTTTACGATTTACACTGGCTCCGCCAGCTTTATAAGAAGCGTGTACCCAATATGTGTCATTTGAAGATTCACAAATCAATTGGTCTACACTTATTTTGTTGTTTTTTACCTGTTTTTTAATAAAGTTATAAGTTTCTCTATAAGGCAATTTAAACTTTGAACCATCTGTAAACACTAGTATTACATCAAAATCTGCCGCCTGACCGTCTTGGTGCATTGATTTAGTAGCACCACCTATCTTTTTATTAAGCTCTGCACTTCTGTATCCAGACGTAATTTTAATAACTGCTTGTTTAACAGTCTTGTTGGAATACGTCTTATAATTATCATTAAACAACGTTCTTAACGGCTCTAAAAAGTATTCACAAGTGTGTTTTAAAGTCTTTAAGTGTACTTCTGTTGGTGTATTTTTGATGTTATACTTCTTAGCTGTATCACTGTAAGTTAATTCCTCTAGTGTAAAATGTTCTGTTAAATTTGTCATGTTTATCTCCTAAAATATATTTTTGTTTCTTACTAAACCGTCTGGTAATTGCTCTCTATGTCTTACATTAGCAAATTTATTACGTGAGTTTAAATAATCTTTTAACGGTGTTAATACCTTAAATTTCATATTGTCATGTGCTGGTACTATCTGTCTATCGTCTTTGTATGGCACATACATTTCACACTCTTTTTTGTGTATTCTTTTAAACTCAAATACGTCATTTATTTTAAACTCAATTAGATTATCTATAAAGTACATCACAGTGTCTTTAAATGCTCTTAAAACAAGTGGAGCTTCGTATTTAAACATAATTCTGTTTTCTAATAATATCTTTTTTAAATAGTCTAGGTGTTTAGTCTTTGGTCCACCATTCAGTTTCCTTGCCATAAAATTCCTTATAATATTTCTTTATTTTTTTGTAACACTCGGTTTTTTGGTCTAAATAAAGCATATACTCTTTGTTGTCTTTGTTTATTTCACGTCTTATTCTGTTGTATATACTTATAATTGGTTTAACAGTAAGTTTTTTAACGTTTTCTGTTACAGCCTTTTTACGATTTTTATTATTACGTCTGTAGTCTGAAATACGTTGTAAAAAAACCATTGTACGTGTTATCCACACGTCATACCCAAAATCTATACAGTATATAATACTCTCTATAACTGTATTTATAAAAAATATAGCCGTTTTTTCATCTATAGGTGGAACGTTGGCTTTGCTTTTATTTCTGTACAATAGTTCGTTGTAAATCTCTATGAACTTATCTATAAAATTTTGACTTGGTAACATGTTTAAACCTTGTCGTTGTAAAAACATGTGTTTATAGTGTGGTATTACTCTGTTTTTTCTACTCATAAAAATTCTCGCTTCACTTTTATTATAGTGGTGGGCGAGAATTTTATAAAATACTATTGGTAAAAAAGGGGTTAAATTGTTGCTGGTCTTACAGCCTCTCCTTTTTCATAATATACACCTTCGTAGTTTGAGGATTTAGCAACATTTATATCTGCATATTCTGGTTCAAGATTATCTAATCTCCAACATCTTTTAATTTCATCTTTATTTATCTTACCATCTTCTGTTGCAAATTTAAAATGTGCACAAGGGTCTTTGTGGTGTATATGCCATGTTTTACCATAATTATCCCAAGATATAGGTTCACGGTCTGGTAAACTCTTTTCTTTAAAAAGTGATTGTAAACGTTCAACTAATTCTGCTGACGTATAACCAAAGAGTTCAAAAGTGTGAAAGTTCTTTGTCAATAAATATCTTGATAAGTGGTCTCTAACTTGTGCTCTTATTGCACATTTTACTCTGTAATCTGGGTCTGTTTGTCTACGTATAGCACGGTTTTTACGACTACGTTCTAAAGTTTCTTCTTTGTGTTCAAGGTAATACTTACTGTGCATTTCTTGATAATGTTCTTTATTAGCTAAATAATGAAGTTTTCCATACTCAGATTTAAACTCTTTTTGATATTTATCTCTACATTCATCACAACAGAATTTTGAATTAAAATGTTTTGGAAGAAATGTTTTACCACAGTTTCTACAAGTAATTTCTTGTATTCCTTTTCTAGGTTTAGCATCATTATAAATCTTTTGTCTTTGTTTTTCTAAAGTATTACCACATTCTTCTGAACATGTTTTTTGACTATTAGAATTAGGAAAGAATTTTTTACCACAAATTACACATTCTCTTTCTTGGCACAAATTGTTTGGTCTGTCTAAGCAAATCCTTTTTAGTTTACATTCTCTAGAACAATATTTTTGGTTCCAAACCTGTGATGTAAATTCTTTGCCACAAATTGGACATACTGCCACTCTGTTTTTAGTTTTAAAACTATAGACGCCTATTAGATTCTTATACTCACTTTCTGGTATATTTCTTTTCTCTCTAGAGGCTCTTTCTTTGGCACACTCTTCTTTCCCGCACAACTTTTGCCAATTATTAGTTGTAGTAAACTCCTCTCCACAAATTATACATTTTTTAGTGAACGGTGTAGCTTTACCTTTTTCTCTAAATCTAGCCATTCTTATTTTGCCTTGTTCTTTTTTGCACTTTTCACTACCACAAGTAACTTGTGTTGAGTTTACTGGCATAAATTCTTTACCACAAATTGCACAAATTTTAGGTGTTAATTTTTGAATATTTTTTCTCTTTCTATCTTTATCTCTACGTGCTTGATATTGACATTCCCTAGAACAATAAATTTGATTATGAATATTCGGTTCAAAAGTTTTACCACATTGTACACAAACTTTAGCTTCTATTGACATAATTTCAATTCTCCAACTGTTATGCTCACGTATAAAATAAGTGGACAGGCGAGTGAGTAGTTCGCTTTTCGGGAGCTACCCTATTCCACAAAAACAACTATACCACACTTTATATTTTTTGTCAAGTCACTAAGAAAATATAAGAAAGCGAGATACAATTTATATGGTAAAAATTAAATCTAGAGACGAACTAGCACTTGAGTTTGCGAAACAAAGACAAAATTGGAAACAAGATGCTATAGGTTTTTTTAAAAACGTCTTAGGTATAAAACTCCCTATTCATCAAAAAAAGATGATACAAGAATGCCTGAAACACAATAGGGTAGCGATTTGTACAGGGAATTCAATCGGGAAATCCTTTATTATCGGGGCTTTAGCGTTTTATTACTTTGTTTGTAATGTTTCAGATGAGCCAGATGAAAGTACAGTTGTAATTATTACCTCTGTCGTATTTTCACAGGTTAAACGTTCTATTTTTGCAAATATCAAACACTTTGCTAAACGTGCTGATAAATACGTAAAAGATAGATTTGGAGAAGAATACAGCTTTTTACCGAAAGATTTTTCAGAATCGCCTAACACAGTGGAATATTGGTTCAATGAATTATCTTACATTATGGGAATATCAACGGACAATTCAAACGCAATATCAGGTATCCATGCAAAGAGGCTGTTAATTCTCTTTGACGAAGTTCAAGGTTTGAGTGAACAAGTTTTTTCTGGTTTTCGTGGTGTATTACAGTCAGGTATGTCAAAACAAATACTTTTAGGCAACCCAACCTTACCAAACGGTCCAACTGGAGAGTTCTATAATGCTATGCAACCAGAAAGTAACTACCATAGGATTACAATCTCTGCTTTTGACACTCCAAACTTTTTAGAAACAGGTATTACCCTAGAGGACTTTTTAGTACCCGAATCAGACCCTACAAACTGGAGAAACAAACTTGATAAATACTGTGGTACCAATTATAAACACCATTTAATAAATGACGAAATAGGCTTATGGGAGGAGGAAGTAATATCTAAACTCCCTTACCCAAATTTAGTAAATCCAATTTCTGCCTTTGGTGTATTACGTGACTGTGGTATGAATCCAAATCAATTCGACTTCAAAACAAGAATCTTAGCCTCCTTCCCAGACGGTGAAGGTAATTGCGTGGTAAACCAACAATGGTTAGAACAATCTATGAACAACTATGATGTACCAGAAAAACACCAATCTGGTACAGTTAGTATGGGTGTTGATATATCACAGGGTTTAGGTCGAGACTTTTCAACCATTTGTGTACGTGATGGTAACAAGGTTTTATACCTAGAAGAGTACCAAATGTCAGCACCAGAGTTAGAACAAGAAGTACAAGATGTATATAAAAGATATGCTTGTGAATACTGCTGTGTAGAACGAGATGGCGTAGGTAAACCAATCGTAGACCACCTAATGCTAAACGAAAATATGATAATTGTACCTATTAACTCTGGTGGTGGAGCTGGTATACCTGAACCTATTTCATACGAAGAAGAAGTAGAAACTAAACTTGCAAAAGAGATGTATAACTGCAAACGTGACGAACTTTGGTTTAATTTAAGAAACTTGTTAAATCCCCATAACAAAGAAAGTGAACCACCTGTTCTTTTACCACGTAACTACAAATTAAAGAAACACTTAATGTGTGCAACTTGGGTAAAAAAGAGAAAAATACAGGTATCACCAAAAGACGAAATGCGTAAAAAAATAAAAGAGTCTCCCGACCTTGCAGATGCTGTGTTATTTGCTTTTGCACCAGTAGGTGAAATAGACATAATGCCAAGTTTAGGTTGCGATGAACTCACGTTTTTTAAAAACACTAGTTGGTACTAAGTTTTATTACTTTATTTTGTACCACTAAGATAAAGTTGTATTAAATTATATAATTATATAAAGGCTAATAAATGGCAAGAGGTCGCAAAAACGTAGCAGAAACTGAAATCGGTACTACTGGACTTGGTTTAAAAGGTGTTTCTGGTAAAAAATACGAAGATATATCTAGGCTTTGGAAGGGAAAGAATAAAAAAGATTTCATCTCTGAAATGAGATTAAACGATGCCTATGTAAATGCTTGGATTAACGCTAAAAATGCAATCGCTTTAAAACCTGACTGGGGTGTTAAACCTAAAAACCCAGAGGATGAAAAATGTAAAGAGTACGCTGAACTCATAAACGACATGTTGTTTAAAGACATGATACCTTCGTTTAACTCTTTTGTATTAAACAGTGCTACCATGTCTGAATACGGCTTTGCTGTAGCAGAAATTGTACTAAAAAAAAGACAAGGTAAAACTGATAACCCTGTAACAAGTTCTTTGTATAACGATGGTTTATTTGGTATAGCCAAACTTTCACCACGTTGGCAAAACTCAATAGCAAAATGGGATATAGATAACACAGGTAATATCGAAAACATATACCAAAACAGTGACGACTTTGGTGTACAAATAAAAATACCTTATAAGAAGGTTTTACACTTTGTTATGAACGGCTACAACGGTAATCCAGAGGGTGAAAGCGTTTTGAGAGGTGCGTTTTCGTCTTATTACAATAAGAAAAACATTGAAAGAATACAAAGAGAAACGTTTGAAAGAGGGTTTACAGGCTTTTTAGACATTCAAGTACCACCAAGATATATGTCTAAAAAATATGGTACACCTGAAACAGCTGAAGCTATGAGACGTTTAGAGGCTTTTTTAAAGAACGTAAAACAAGGTAAAGAAGCTGGTTTAATACGACCTTTTTCTAAAGACTTTACCATTGAACTAATACAAGGTAAAACTGGAACAGGTTTAGACCCAGATACAATGATAGACAGGTATAACACAGAGATTGTACTTTGTTTATTAAGTGATTCTTTTATGGGTAAAAATAAGGTTTACCAAGGTTCATCAGGTGAACAAACTAAAACCAAAATTTATAAATCGTTTATTGGTATTATACTAGACGAAATAAAAGAACAGATAAACAAAAAACTTATACCACTTATTTTTGAAGTAAATAATTTAGATGCAGAGTATATGCCATATTTAGACTATGGTAATTTAGACGATTTGGATTTACAAGCTGTATCATGGTTTATACAATCTGTTGCTAAGAATAGTGGACCACTTATTACACCAACTTATGAACTCAACAATTACTTGTTGGATAAACTTGTTGGTACAATGGCTCCTAAACCAACTCTTAAACAATGGGAAAATAACCAAATTAACTCTAGAGTTCAATCTATTAATAACCTTAACTATGCAGCTTTACAAAATCCAGAATATTTGGACGCCGATGGTAACCCTGATAATAATAAAGATGATATAGAAGTTACAGATACAGAGAATTTGAACGAAGAAAACAGTACAGCTAATCCTGACGCAGATTTAACAAAAAAACCACGTGGTAACTATGGTGGTGCTATGAAAGGTGGAACGTAATGGCTGATAACTTTATTAAAGGCATAGTTTACGAAACAAATTATTGGGTTGAAGAGTCCACAGGCAGAGCTTTTACTAAGTGTTTAAAATGCGGTAATATCGAGTATTTAGACGAAGAGCATATAAAGTGTTCTAAATGTGGTGAAGAGTTTGGTGATTACCACAACGACTTTATAGATGCTGAAACGGTCGAAAAACTTGCTTGGTCTTACTTAGGCAATATATCTTTGAAGGTAGAAAAATCATTAGAATTAGCCAATAATGCACTAGACGTTGTAAAAGGTGGTTCAGTAGACTTAGTAGAGTTAATGTCTAATATAAAAGTTTTATCTAAACATCATGTAGGTTTTTCACATTGTGAATTTTTACCAGAGTTTGGATACCCAGTAGAGTCAGAGGTAGAAAGAAAAACAATAGAGTTTAACGGTGTTGAATATCCAGATAATATTTGGAAATGCGGATTTATTGTAAACGACGAATTATTTGAATTAGCACAAAAAGGCGAAATAAATAGTTTTAGTTTTGGCGGATTTGGCTGTAGTGAAACTTTATTTGAAATAAGTGATAACTAAGAGAGAATTGTAAAGGATAAAAAATGGGTAAAAAATTTAAAAAACTTATTTTGACAACTTCAAACGAAGTTAGCCTATGTAGCAAATATAATTCTGGCGCAAACAAACAAACAGAATTTGAAATTATTAAAAACAAAGATGGTGAAACTATGAAAGATATTAAACCTGCTTTACAAGCGATGGTTAAGTTTATTGATTTAACACCAATAAACGAACAAAGCGAAGAAGTTAAACATTTTAAAGATTTTTTAAACTACTGGCTTGAAGAAGATGTTAATAGCTGCTTGTATAACTTGTTAAGTGACGCATTGCAAAGTGCTATGTGCGATATTAAATGGAATGATGAACTAACAAAAGAAGAAAAAGCAGATAAATATGCAGAGTTATTTAATGCTTTTATACAAGAATATAAAAATATGCCTATAACAAAAACTAAAGAAGGAAAATATGAAGTTTCATTAGTATCAGAGTCTCGTATTCAAGAAAACGGTACAAATCCCCAAAATGAAACAGAAATGATAACAAAGGAGAAAACTAGCAAAATGGAAAAAGAAGAACAAAAATCAGTTATTCAGAAAGCGATTGAACTTTTGACTTCTGCATTTAGCTTAGAAAAAACTGAAACTCCTGCTGAAACAGCCCCAGAAGTAAAAGACGAGGTTGAAACTCCTGTAGAAAAAACTGAAACGGTTGAAAAAACAGAAGTAGCACCAGAGGCTGAAAAACCAGAAGCTGAACCTGTTGAAGTAGCAAAAGAAGAAGTTGTTACAGAAGCAGTAGAACCTGCTGAAAAACCAGCAGAAGTTGAAGCTCCGATTGTTAAACAAGCAGAAGTTGAAGAAGAAGCTAAATCAGAAACAGTAGAAAAAACAGTAGAACCTGTTGAAAAAACAGTTTCTGAACCAACTGAACTTGAAACAATTCTTAAACAAAAATTAGACTTGGAAAAAGAATTGGAAGAAATCAAAAAAGCTCAACAAGCTAAAGAAGAAGAAATTACTAAAATGTCTTTTGTACAAAAAGCTAAAGATGAATACTCTATGCTTGTTGGTACACCAGAAGAAATTGGTGAAAAACTTTATACAATTTCTAAGTCTAACCTTGACGACGCTTCAAAATCATTCATTATGGAGCAATTAAAAAAGGTTTCTAAAGCTAACGAAGAATTAACTGTAGAAACTGGTTCAATGACTAAGAGTGCAGATGATATGTCAGAAGAAGATATGTTATATGCTAAAGCAGAAGAAATTGCTAAAAGTAAAAACATCTCTATTAACAAAGCTCTTAGACAAGTAAAATAATTAAAGGAGAAAATATAAAATGGGAAGAACAAATGAATTTACACTTGTAGCAGATTCTGATTTTTCTGAAAAATTGGGTTGTGCTGTAGTTGTTAAAGCCGAATTGGTTGATAAAACTCCTGTTGGTACAATCGCAGAAGCTGGTAAAGCTATCGATGGTATCGTAACAGATATTACTGCTGGTAAACCACAAGTTTTAGCTATTGCTAGAATTGGTGACATCGCTTTTGCTAAACTTGGCGAAGCTGTTACTGTTGGAGATGAATTAGTAGTAGGTGAAGAAGGTGCTTTGGCGAAAGCTGGTGAAGGTGTTGCAGTTGCAAAAGCTTTAGCTACTGGTGCACAAGGTGAAAGAATCCCTGTACTTATTAAGTAATAAATTTTTTAAACAAATAGGAGAAAAAATAAATGGCTACAAATGATAAAGTTACATTTAATAGACTAATTACCGATAAAGCCGAAGGTTTAATGGAAGATACTAATGACTTTGTTGCTATGAAGGCTTTCGGTGTAGCAACTGTTAATAAAAGAATGGGTGAATATCCAATCTTTAAAATCGAAGATTTATACAGAAATTCTTTAAGAAAACGTGCTGTTGGTTCACAATATGCTGAAACTGGAACAGACATTGAAATGAGAAGCTTTGTATGTGCTGATTACGGTGTTGAAGAACCAATCGCATTCGAAACTATGGAAGAAATGGGCGAAGGATACAAACAAGACATCGCTGATAAATTGATGATTGATGCTTACAGAAACTATGAACAAGTTGTTTGTGGATTTGCTTTTGATGAAGCTAACTGGGCTAACGTATTCAAAGGTGCTGATGCTACAGATTTCGACAAAAAAGAATTTGCTAAATTCACAGAAGGAACAAATAACATCTCTCAATTATTCAGAGATTTAAAAAGTCTTGTTAAAGTTCAATGTGGAAGAAAACCTAACACAGCTTTGATGACATCAGATGTTGCAGATGCTTTGTTAGAAAATCCATTCATCAGAGATTTAATTGCTACAACTAGAGACCAATTAATCGATGAAGCTTTCTTGGCAAAAGTTCTTGACTTAGATAATATCTATGTAACAGACGCTATTGTTAATGACGCTAACTTAGACGGTAAAGATATGAAATATCTTAACTCTAATGCTTGCTTGTTGTACTGGGATGGTCAAGCTGGAAGAAACTCTTTGACAGCTCCTTGTGCTATGAAAGTTGTTAGACTTAACTATGGTGACACTAACTCTGCTTCTGGTGTAGGTATTTACGAAAGAGAAGATGAAGCTCGTGACGTTCAAATCTTACGTGTAAAACAAAGATTTGCACCAGTAATCCAATACAAAGAAGCTGCTATCTTACTTAAAGATTGTATCTAATCGGTAATACCAACCGTAACAAATTTCAAGGGTGGGAGATTTCATCTACCCACCCTCTTTTAAACAAAGCGAAATATGGCAACAAAAGCGAGTATAAAAAACAAAAAGCGAGTACACAAAAATAGGATTTAATATATGATAAATACAGAAATAACTTATTTACCTGCGTATACCACAAGAGATTTTAGAAACTTTGGTTTACACAAAGCTAATTCTCTTTATAAATTCATGTTTACCATTCAGGATATAGCGTTGTTAAACTCTGGTGCTATAAAAGTATTTCCAACCTCTATGTTTAATTATATCTCTAAAAGAGACGTAAACTTAAATGGTATTAAATATTTTGCAGGTGATAAAGTTGATACAAAAGATTTTGATGAAAAAACTCTGTTTACTTTAATTAAAGGTACGATTTTAATCAGTGAATTAAAAGATGAGTTTAAAGAATTGGATGACACCAAGTTGGTTGAAGTAGCTAGATTATACGAATATGTTGGTAAAACATTTAAAACTGCAACTGAAAACTTAGGTTTAGACTCTGCAAAAGTTAAAGAAGCTTTTGAACTTAAACAAGGCGGTGTCAACAAAAAAATTAAAGCAGAAGATATTAACAAATTGCAAGAATTAGTTTTAGAGGTATAAATATGTCTTTCAGTTATGACCCTACACGTCTCGATATACCACGTAATCAACTTAGGTTAATGCTAGGTTCAGAAGGTACAACACTTGAAACATTTCAAGATGAAGAACTAGATTATATTTTGTTTAAAAACCATGATAATATAAACTGGGCTTTATACGATTGTTATAAAATGTGTGCTGTAAAATATGGTTCAACATTAGGTGACTCTTTAAAAATTGGTGATATTACTATTGCCGATGGTAAAAACAAAGCTAACTACTTTAAGAGTTTAGCAGAAGGTTTAAAAGAAGATATACTTAATGGTGATACCTCTGACTACGACCCTTCAATAGTAGTAGGCGGTGTATATAAGACCGATAGAGTTATAACTGAACTAGAACAAGCTTACGGCAATTTATACCCAAGTTTTGACAACCAAATTTTATACCAACGAGATAAAACTACCAAACGCATTGGTAAATTAGGTTTACCGAAGGAAGAAAATGAGTAAAAAGAATGACCCTTTATGGGGTGGTTTACTAACTTTTAATATTGAAATAAACTTTCAAGGTAAACCATTTAAAAGTGTACTTAACAAGTTAAAAAACTTTATACAGTACAAGGCTACCGTTGGTATACATAAGGCAGATGGTAAAAAGCTGGTTGTACGTAGGTATACCACAATGTCTAAAAAAGGTAACTCTGTCGGTCATTATGCTGGTAAAAGCTATCGTATGACTATTGCTAAACTTGCATATCAAAACGAATTTGGTGCAACTATTAGGATTAAACCTAAATATAGAGTTGCTACAAATAAAATTAAAAGCGAAGTAAATACATTACATCACCGTATAACAACAACTACTATTGAAAAATATTCTGCATTAAGAAGTGCTAAACAACAAGGGTATTTACTTTTGGATAAAAGAGGAAAATACGTAGCTTATTTTAAACCTAATAGTGTTATAACTATTCCTTCACGCCCATTTTTAAGAAAAGTAATAACAAACCCTACTAATATGTTAAGCAAAAACATATCTGATGTACTTTCAAGAACGTTTATAAAAAACGGTTATTCAGCTGCACAAAGTTTTAAAAAGATAGCTCAACTGGTACAAGTAGAAGTAATAAACAATATTGTACACAATGGTAAGTCAAACCATCCATTAACAGCCAAAGCTAAAGGTAAAAATGACCCACTTGTAGACGAAAAAAATCGTTTAGCTAAAGCTATTACGTATAAGTTATATAAAGGTCAAAGTGGAATTGACAAATATAAAAATCAAAAAAGTGTAACCTATATAGATAAAGCTTTGGCTACTATTAAGCAATTTGAAAATCAAGGTGTTATATCAAGAGAAACATTAGACCCTGTAAAAAAAGATTTTGGTGACAAAATAAACCCACGTTTTGAGTTTAAAGATTACTTAAATTAACACCTGTTATGTAATACCACTAAGATAAAGTTGTAGATAAAATTGGAGATTTTATGCCAGATTATAACGAATATGCACAAAGAATAGTAAATGCTATCAACCAATATGGTGAAACTATTCATTTACGTTATAGAATATCTACGTATGACCCAATAAAAGGTGAAACTTATAAATATAGACGTTATAGAAATTATAGAGTTTTTATACGACCAACTGACCAAAAAGATTGGGAACAGTTACCAGATGGGTTAAAAATAAAAGATGTAAGAAAAGTTTACTTCACAAAACCTTTTCCAAAAAAAGAAGTTATAATTGAAAGAGTAAAAGATGGGAAGGATTACGAAATAGTTGTACCACCAGAAGATAACTATTTTGAAGATAAAAACTTTTATTATAAATGTTTTATAGCAGTTAAAGAGGTGCAAAATGACTCTGATAAATGATAGTTTAGATATGGTCAAAGCTTCTATTTTAGTTGCTGTAAAAAACGAATTAGTTGAGGCTTATCCTGATGAGTTTGGGGACTACAAAAGTGATAAGGGAGACATTCGTACAAAAGTATTCTGGGCTGACACAGTTAGATACCAACCTAGACACCCTTATTGTGTTTTAACACCACAAAAGGATATATCAGAGGGGTATGACGAAATCAGTTATGTTAAAAGTGCAAGCGGAGTGCTTTTTAAGAGGGTAACAACTCGTTCTTTTATGACAGTTACAATCAATGTTTTCGATATGGGGAATGAAAACACTGGTAAATCTGGATTAGAAGCAGATACATTCGCACATAAGGTAGCAAGACAACTAAGAAAGTATTTCAATGGGGATGAAAAACTAGATTGGTTTTCTGGTAATAAATACTACCCTAAACAAATTAGTGTTACCGTAGACACTGATATAAATTCTGTATTAGATTGGTACGACACAGATACTTTTTACGTTTACTCGTTTGATATAAGTGTTGGATGGGATGAACGTAATGATATTAAGGCTGAATTAGCTAATGGTGCAGAAATCAGAGTTTACGAAGATACTAAAAAAATAGATGAATTTACTGTAAAATTCACACGAAATTCATAAAAAGGAGAAAAAATAAAAATGGCTCAACAAGATGATATAATCATAATTAGAACCGTAGAAAATATTACTACCTCTATTTTGGACTATTTTTTAAATATTGCTCTTGTAACAGAAATCGAAGAAGATGATTTAGTTAGTGGAGTTACCTTTAGTACAAGCGGTAAAGAAGAATACTCTTCTTTGTCTGCTGTAGCTGAAAAGTTTGATACAACTTCTAAGATTTACAAAATTGCAAAAGATGTATTTACACAAAAGTCTAATACAGGTATTAACCAATCTAATCTACGTAGGCTAGTTATACTTGAAAAGAAATCTACAGATGAAACATTTGAAGCTTGTTTAAATCGTATTGGTTACAAAAACTCTTACTTTGTAATACTAAATCCTAAACAAGATAGTGATATAACTTCTGTAAACGATTGGGTAAGTGGATACAGAAAACTGTTATTCGCTCAATCTAATAGTGCTGATGTAGCAACAGATAGTACAGACGATATAGCTTCTACGCTTAAAGCTCAAAACGCTAGTAGATGTGCAATGTACTTCCATAATGAAGAAGAAGAAAGTTTAAACGCTGCTTTAGCTGCAATTTTAGCTTCTTATCCTATCGGTGGTAAAACAGCCTCTTATAAAAAACCAACTGGTATTACTGTAGATGAACTAACTGATACACAAGAAGGCAACTTAGCTAACAAGAATGTAAACTACTATGTACCATACATTGGTGGAGCTGGTGATTATTCTACTAGATATTTGACATCTGACAATGGTGTTACTTTGAGTGGCGATGAAATCGAAAAGATTATCGCCATTGATAGAACAGTTTTATCACTTCAATCTTCACTTATGGATGCTCTTGAACAAGATATTCCGTATGACGATAACGGTGGTACTATAGTATACAGTAAAGTTAATTCTGTATTTGCAGAGTTGAAAAACGAAGGTATCTTCGCAGAAGATTCTGTAGACGAAGAAACTGGTGAAACTATCAAGTCTTATACTATTGAAGTTTTAACAAGAGCAACTGTTAAAAATAATTATCCAGATTACTTTGCACAAAAAATGTTTATTGTTAATACAGAAGTGCAACTTGCTGGTAGTGGTAAAAAAGTAATGCTTACATTGGCGTACTAATAAAATAAGGAGATACAAGAATGGCAAATCAAGACCCTCAAAAGGTGTTTGTGTCTTTTAACGGTAGAAGTGTTACTGGTTGGGGTGAAGATGGTCCTACAATCCAAAGAGCTGAACGTGTTCAGACAAGCTGGGGTTTACAAGGGTATTCAGAAAGCCAACAGCACTATGACGGTGATAGAACTATAACAATGGCATTATACGTATCTAGTGAAGGTTATGAATATATGAGACAATGCTATTATAACAGAATTAGAGGACCTTTAGTTGTAAGAGATACAAACGAAGACAACTTAATAACATATAAAGTAGACACTGCACAGGTTAAAAGTTTAGGTGATGTAAAGCCTGGAACTAACAACCAAATCGATATTACATTTGATTGTGCAACAGAAATCGAAGAAGGATAGTTTACTTAAATATTTATAACAGACAGGGGTTTACTCGCTTACCCCTGTTTTGTTATTTTTATTTACAGAGGTAAAAACTAAGATAGAAAAGTAAAATATAGAAAGCGAGAATATACAAATATGGAAACAAAAACAGTAAAAATTGGCAGTGATATTTATCAATTAACCGCTGTTACAGCAGATGTATCAGGTGCTATCTCTATCGAGTTATTTACAGATTTTGCACCATTTGTTACATCTTTACTAGATGGTAATACTGAATTATTAAACAAAGAGATTAGAACCTCTGGTAATTCAGAAAAAATTATGCGTATCTTTAAAGAACTTATCAACTTCCCTCTTTTAGAAAAGAATGGAGATTTAATCGGTGATTGGAAAGAAGTTTTTGCACGTAAACCTTTAACCTTGTTTAGACTAGGTTATGAAGCTTTGAGGTTTAACTGCGAAGATTTTTTTACTTTTATCTCTGGTTTTGTGAAAGAGAAACAAATTGGACCAAACTTGAAAAATCTAATAGAGAGCTTGGAAAAAGACGGCATGGAAATACCCCCACTGTTCTCACTTCTTTTACAGAATGGCGAACAAAAAACAGAGACAGAAAACAACCAATAAACTATAGCAAAGATAAGTTTGTTAAATGTTTTGAAACAGGATATAATTTTATAAACACACTTGCAAAAATGGTGGCACATGATATAAAATTAAGTCCACAAGAAGTTAGACAATGGTCTTTAAAAGATTTAATTGATATGGCTTCAGATATATTAACCAGAAACGACGCAGAGGCTTACTCTTTTTATTTTCCAGAAAGTTAAAAAATGGCAGGAAATATATTAGGTACATTACTTTTAAATATTGTAGCAAAATCTAATACTAGCGGTTTAGATAAAACTGATAGAGCACTTAGAAAAGTTAATAGAAGTGCTAGAACTACCGCTGGTGGAATGGGTTTTTTAAGTAGACTATCTGGTGGTATTTTTGGTGGTATTAATTTCTCGCAAATAAGCTCTTGGTTTATGAGTTATTTACAATTTGAGAAGAATTTAGGTTCAATTCACTCTCGTTTTTATGCTATTACCAAAGATACTAAACTTGCTAATGAAGAATTTGAGTATGCTCGAAGAATTTCAAAAGAAACTGCTACAAACCTTATGGATGTAGCTGATAGCTATTCAATATTTTATGCTTCTGCTTCACGTGCACTAGGTAAACAAGGTGCGAAAGAGGTGTACGAAAATTGGACTAAGGTTGCACGTGTATTACACGTTAGTGGTGAACAGTATAAAAGTATTATGTATGCTCAACGTGAAATGAGTTCAAAAGGTAAGTTATACGCACAAGACTTGTTAATCCAAATGGGTACACACGTTCCTGATGTTAGAGACCTTGCACTAAAAGCTATTCAAAACTTGGGTATAAAGGGGGTTGATACCATTGCAAAATTCCAAAAATATACTGAAAAGAACCCTAGTACAGATATTATGGGTAAATTTATGCTTGAAATGTCAAGAGAAGCTAAAAGAAGGTTTGCCTCAGATGAAGCCCTAAAAAATGCGTTAAAAATGCCAGATGCTTTAGCTACACGTATAGAGATTATATTACAAGACTTTTTGATTGAGTTTTCAGAAAAAGGTGGTGGTGTAGCTATCGTAAAAATTCTTCAAGGCATAGCTAATGCTTTATTAAAAATTGATTATGAGAAATTAGCTACAACTCTGGGGAATATGGCAAAAACTCTTTCCAATATTTTTGATTATTTACCAAAAATATTAACTGTTTTAAGAGATATCGCAATAAGTATTGCAGTTTTGACTATTTTTAGTAAAATTGGTAAAGCATGGGCATGGTTTAACACCGCAGGTGGTTTACTAAGAGGTGGTATTTTTGGTGGGATTATAAAAGCTTTTGGTTTTAAAGAGGCACTTTCGTGGGCTATAAAGGAACTCGCCGCAAAACTATTTTTAGGAACTACGTTTAAAGCTGCTTTAGCTGCTGGTGTAAATGCTATACCAGTTATAGGTCAAATTTTATCTGTACTTTTAACTATATGGACTGTAGTAGATATTATTAGAGCTATTATGCCGAGAAAAGAAAAAGAAAATGTAGCAGAAATGTTGGCAAAAGCAGGAATAAAGCCAGAAACATTATATAATACAGCTAAAAAATTAGATGAAGATAAAAAAATGTATGGTGGAAGTAATTTAGAACTTAGAAGACATGCTGCTGGATATTTAGGTAATGACATCGGTAATAGATTTACTTATAATGACAAAGGTCAAATTGTAATACAGTTTAACGGTAACTTCTTAACATTAGAAGATATTAAAAAAGAGTTAGGACAAAGTAGTGCAGAAGTTGAAAAGGTAAAAGACAGCAAAAAAGGTAAGTTCTTTAATAGACCTAAAACATTAGCAGATTATGGGTATTAACAGTGGCAGATAATACAACAACAATTTTATCAGGTGGTGTAAGCACCACAGTACAACAAGATTATAGTGTTACAGACTTAGCACCAAATAATTATTTAACAATAATTTGGAAAAACTCTGCTGGTGAACAATTTGACAATTTGGATATAAACGAAACTGAAGCCAACCAGTTTACCAATGATTTAAACAATGCTATAGAACAAGGTATATCAAACGGCAAGGTGTCATACGCTGGTTCAAAAAAATACGTAAACGTTGAATCTGTAGCTAAGTATTTAGCACAAAATGTTATTAAATCATCTTCCAAAAGAACTGTAGTAAACGCTTTAATTGGTTTAGCTTCTGGTGACGAGAAAAATTTAACCAATTCTGTTAAAAGTTTGTGTATAAATGTCTTTGGTAATATAGCTGACAAGGTGGCAAAAAACTTTGGTTTTAGTGACCCATTTGAGGTTTTTTCGAGTTTTGCAGGTGAAAATACAATAGAGTTTTTTAGTGAATTAGGTAATAAAGCAAAAGACTATATTGACGAAGCTACAAGTAAATTTAGAAAGAAAAAACAAGAAGAAACTCAAACACAAAGTGTTACTACAAGTACAACCGAAGAATCTACAGTTAAAACTACAAAAAAATATATAGGTTTTGTGTTTGGCTTAACCACCTCTGATACTGAAAGTTATGAAATTTTAATACCACGCAAAAAGGTAGAAGATGGTAGTGATTATACAACTCATTTATTGCCACAAAGGTTTAAAAAAGATTTTAGTGTCATTTTAACCAATAAAGTTTTAACCTCAAATTATGATAAAGAAATAGAAATTGATAACATTGAAAGCGTAAAAAATAAACTCATAGAAATAGCTAATAGTAGAATTCTATTTGATATATACATAAGATTATCTACTGGTAAGTGTTACAAACGTTCAAATGTGTACTTTTCAAGTATAAGTTTTACAAAAGATGAAAACAGTGGCAATAACTATACATGTTCATTTACCGTTGAACCTATTGAAAGTTTTAAATCTAAGGTTTATGTAAGCAATAGAAAATATTTTCCAACAGCTTCTAAAACCAGTGGTACAGGCACAGGTAAAAAAAGTGGTAGCAGCGGTAATAAAAGTAATACTGGTGGAAGTTCAGGTAGTGGTAAAAATGGACCTATAGTAGTTGATTGGATAGACCATTCTGGAGTATTACAACAACAATCTTTTAGTACCGTGCGTGAGGCTATAGATTATGCAAATAAAGTGAATTGTTTTCTTTTGGAAATTCCAGATGCCAATCCACCTTATCAGCTTAAAAGCAAAAGTGGGTGTGTTTCTGTATATTTGCCAAATAAAAAAAAATATCAAACAGTTTTAAGGCAAGATGCACACAAGGGCTCAAAAACGTTTAATGAGGACCCAAAAAAATATTATCTTAATGACGGTACACGTGCAGGACAATCTTATTTTGTTCGTATTGATAGTCAAGGGTATGTAGATGTTGGTTTAGGTGTCCGCAAATATAAGGTGTTAAAATAATGAAAACAACATACGTACAAATGCCAGATATAACAAATTATACACAACTTTATGTAACTGAACCAATATCTAGTGATTTAACTGTTATGCTGGTTTATAAAAAAATGGACAGAAGCGATAGTGTATTACTAGATGTATATTTAAATGAAATATCGTCAGAAACAAAGGTGGTAAGTGGCAAGCTTTTAAAGCCAGATAGCACAGTTAGTTTACCAAAAGAAGAAGTAGATTTTTTATATTCAATATATTGCCAAGACAGAGACGGTGTAGACCAAGATATAACCAACCGTAATTTAAACAAGTTTTTCTTAGAGTTTGTATTAGACGACGGTGATGTTTGGGATACATCAGATTTAGAAACAGCTTAATTATAATAAAATGGTTTAAATTATGAATGTAACAGTTTTTGAAAACAAAATTAAACTAAAAATATACTATGGTACGTATGTAATAGAAACGGACCAAGCTGACTGTGAATTCGAAACCATGTTTACAGATGAGAAAGACCCCAACACTTGTAAACTCAAAATTTACAACCTCAACGAAAAAAACGTTGATAACATCATCACTGACACCAAATATGTAGAAATTTGGACTAACCAATATGGTGAAAAAGATAGTGATGGTTTACCACTGTGGCAACTAGCCTTTGAAGGTTTACTACGTGAAGCTATTAAAAAACCTAAAGTTAGTTATACCAAAAAAGGTAAAGTACGTAAAACCAAAGCTAAAGTTAAATATTTAACCCCTAGTATTACCACAGGAGATGATGAAGCTGACGATTATGTACAACTAGAGCTACAAGAGGGTAAGGGTGCTGATATTGGCACATTTGTAAGTAAATCTTATCGTAAGGGGTTTAATGTTAAAAAGATTTTAACAGACATGGCTAAATCTATTGATATGGAAATAGTTTTTGACAAAAACGTTAAAGACTGGAATGTGACATACCCAATTATATTACACGATAATGTACGAAACTCTTTAGACAGAGTTGCTTCATACATTGGGTGTAAAGCCGTGATTGGCAATGGCAGAGTTTACATAGCCAGTACAAACCCAGAAGGTGTAATAACTTATTACTGGTTTGACGAAACTAATATACAACAACCGAATTACTTGCAAGATAAAAAGATTGAGTTTATAGCACCGTATATGCCAACCTTATTACCTGCACAATTTGTAAAACTAACTAATAACAAACAGCAAATTGACGGTGTGTTCCAAATAGTTAAGATAGAGTCAAAATTTTCAAATCACAGCGAAGATTGTGAAAGTAAAATAACAGTAAAATATGAGTAATTTCAAAAATAAAAGAGTTATAATATGGTAAGCAAACCTAAAAGTTTATATCAAAAAATATTAGAAGCACAGAGTAACACTACTATACAAGATATTGAAGACAAAGAAAACAGTAAACGTATACGTGTACACATGCCTGCACGTGTAATAGCAACACATGGTTCAACAGTTGATGTAGAAATATTGGGTCAAGAAGATAGTGGGTATGGGTATTACACTGGCTTTGCACCTTTATTGAATTTACCAATAGTATACAATAATTATACACGTAAGGCTTATATAATCACACCTATACAAGTTGGTGACACTGGACTAGTTGAATTTTTAGATTTTAACTCTTCTGCTTTTCAAGAAACAGGCAATGCTGCTTTAACAAACGACCAATATCCACATAGTTTAAACAACGGTGTGTTTATAAACGGCTTTATACCAAATAATAAACTAATCGATTTAACACCACAAAATACAAGTGTTACGTCTAAAGAAAATAATAGTACAATGGTGGTTGAACCTACGGATGAAATTTACGATAGACCTATTGTACAAAATGATGACGGAACATACTCTACCGCAGAGAACACAGATGTAGTAATAGATAAAGAGTATTATAAAAAATTTAATTTACCAGACGTTGGTGAAAATCAAGGATATTTAGCTATTATTGCCACCGTTTATGACAAAGAACACCATAGCTACGAAGAAGCGGTAGAACACTTTTATACCACTGGTTTACATTTTGGTATATTCTTGGTAACACTGGAAAATGGTGATGTATCAGAAAAAGATATAGAAACAACTGAAAAATATGCTACTGATGTACACAACGCACAAGAAGAGTACACCGAAAGTTTAAACAATGCCTTAACCATTGGTTTACGTACAGGTAACTTTAAAATGGATGTAGATGATACAGGCAGTGTTACCATTAAAGGTTTATCTGTAGAATTGACCTCTGATGCCGATGTTACCATTAATACACCAAACTTTAACTGTACAGGTAGTGTAAACTGTGGTAACGGTGTAAGTGGTACATTTAATACAAGTGATGGTAAAACTATAACTGTTACAAGTGGTATTATAACAGGAATTGAATAAAAATTAGAAAGCGAGTATAATATGAGTGTAGAAAAAGATTTACAAATTCTAGATGACTTTAACGCCACGCTAGACAAAATGATTGAGTTTGCTACAAATGCATTTTCTACTTTAGAAGATTTAGAAGGGCAGGCTCAAGAAAAAATTCAAGAAGAAGTTGATAAAGCCTGTATCAAAGTAAGCGATAAAGCCAATACTAAAATCAATGCTATACGCAGTAAAGTAATAGATATTTTACGTACAAAATATGCTTCTGCCACAGCTGCGTTAAAGGTGTTGGACCCAATTGTAAATGCAAAACTAACAGATTTAGGCAGTGTTATAGATACCTTGACTTCAATGATTGATGTCTATATTAAACCGTATAAAGATGCCTTAGAGTATACAGTAGGTATAGTTGCAGAAGTTATACCTAAAGTATCTGATACTATTGATAAGATAGACACTCTTGTTTCGCTAAAAGATAATATACCAATACCAGATGGGTTAGATATAAATTTTGATAAACTTGACATAATCGTAGACCCTATAGGTTTAGGCGATATTATGCAGTCTTCTTCAGAGGAAGAAGAGGAAGAAGAACCAGATACACCAGAAGAAGAAGATGTGGTTATCAGAAAGCTACAAATTACTTTTAATAGCGAAGAAGAAATGTATGATTATTATTCTCTTTCAGAGAATAGTATTTATCTCACGGAAGGTAAAAAAATTTTGGTTGTACGAGAATGTATAAAGCCAATAGATAGTAAAAGTTATACATTTTTTAGAAACTTTACTATAAAAAATGGAGGGTGGTATCTTTGTCAAAATTTTACAACAGAAGAAGAAGTAAAAAAACACTGTCGCTTTTGGGAGCAAGGAGCTTTATTTAATTATAAAGGTGAAGTGGCTTGTTTGACAAAAAGATTTATTGATAAACATAATAAAGTATCAGACATTAAATATGAATTTGTAACAACAACTGCTGGTACTATGGACCCACCACTTTATATTAATGTATACAAAAGTGGACCAGATTGGTCAAAAGCAGTAGATTAATTATATTAGTATTACTGCTAAGATAGAAAAGTAATAGGTGATATATGCAAGATTTAACACTAGATTTTGAAACAAAAACTATATCTAATACTTTTCTAAAAGATAGAGATTTAATAATTCAGCAAGTTCAACTAGCTATACAGTGTTGGACTGGTGACTGGTTTTTAGACGATGAATATGGTATAGATTATGATTTACGTTTAAAAAACAAAGCTCTTTTAGTTGCTGATTTAGAAGAAATTATTTTAAGTGTAGACGGTGTTATATCTGTAGAAAATATAGAAGTTAAAACTAAATATGGAGATTTAACACACAAACGTCAAAAATATTTTGATATATCTGTTACAATCTCTATACAAGGTGGACAAGAGGTGTTAATGAATGGATTAGTGCCGATTGTTGGAGTTTATAGCTAATGACAATACAATACGATTCAAGTGGTATTATAACACAAAATTTAAGTGAAATATTAGCAGAACGTGAAACTGCTTTGCAACCAGTTATGGGTGAAGATTTTGTAGTAGATAAAACTACACCTGTTGGTAATATGGAGTTAGCAGATTCAGATAGAGAATTAAGTATACAAGAGCTTATAGCTTGGTTGTTTCCAAACCAAATGGATGCTAACACAGCCGAAGGTATATTTTTAGATGCTATATGTGAAAAGAATAGGATTTACCGTTATCAACCAGCTTATACTAAGCTAAATTTAACGATAACAGGTACACCAAAAACCTCTTTTAACTCTGGTGATATTATAATACAAGATAAAACCTCTACTATATACTACGATTTAAACGAAGATTGTACAGTAGGTGATGACGGTACAGTAGTTGCAGAATTTAAGTGTGAAGATTTTGGAGAGTATTACCCAACAGAAAATACTACGCTTGTAATTCAAACACCAGTTGTAGGACTAGATAGTGTTACTTACGACAGTGAAACTGCTAATATAACATTAGGTCGTTTAACTGAAACTGATACAGAATTAAGACGTAGAAGACAATACTCTGTAGGTCAAACCTCAACTAATACACTTGAGTCTATAAAAGCTGTTCTTTACTCTACAGATGGTGTAAAACACGTTAGAAGTTTTGAAAACGACACCGAAGAAACAAACGAAGATGGTTTACCAATGAAATCGTTTGAAATGGTAGTAGATGGCGGAGATGAAGACGATATAACAGACAAAATCTTCAACAATAAACCAATTGGTACAAGGGCTTATGGTACAACCACTAAAATTAAAACAGATAGCGAAGGGAACGTTTACGAAATTGGTTATACTAAAGTAGGAGTAGTAAACGTTGGTTTGGATATTAAAATTAAAGTTTCTACTTTTCAGTCAAACTCTTGGATGACCGAAGTAAAGAATGCTATAATTGATAAATTTGAAGATATACAAGATATTGGGACAGAAGTAAAGTATTATAACTATTTCCAAACTATAAGTTCGTTTGAAGATGTAACAGATATAGAAGAAGTTTTATTCTATAATCTTGAAGACGAAGACAACAAGACATCTAATTTAAAACTTGGCAAAAAACAGATTGCTAAAATAAGTGCAGACGATATTAGTATACAAACATCACTAGGATAACAACAGTATTAGGATAACAACAGCATTAGGATAATATATAACAAATGTATTATATATCAGATTACAGAAGAAAAGCTATAGATAAAATTATACCTTATTTAATTCAATTTCCACAAATTGTATCAATTATTGAACAGAATGCAGACAGATACCAAGCTATGGAAGATGTTTTATGGGATATAGCTAACAACTTTAAGGTAGACGATGCACGTGGTGTATTCCTACAAGCTTTAGCACACAATGAAGTAACAAATATTGTTTACACAGATAAGGCAGATGACGCATTTACTTATGGTACAGATAAACCGCTATACCAAGCCTATGGAACAGGTCATTATTACTCTCAAACCTCTTACATATCTGGTATTAAAAAAGACGTAACAGACGAAAAGACTATACGTGCGGTTAAAGCTAAGATTATACAAAATAATACAAACTGCTCTGTAGAAGATTTTATTGAATGTATGAAATTATACTATAACGCAACAAACGTTAGAGTATACGAAAGTAAACCTTTAGCTGTTTCTGTTATGTTAGAAGGTAAAAATTTAGAAATTTCATCTAGTGGTAATATTGAGTTTATAAAAAATGCTTTGCCTGCTTGTGTATCTTTAAGGAATTTATATCTTGACACAAAAGATTTTGATGTATTTAAATACGATGAAAGTTCATCTTATGGTGATATGAGATATCCTATATTGGTGGGTGACACAGTCGATGTTTACACTTATATTTCACAGTCTGTAAATTTGGATAGCCAACATAAGGAATATATTGTATTAGATGATAGTTTAGATGAGAATGAATACATTTGTATATGTGGCACATTTACAGATGTTAATGTAGGTGCTACACTATTTAATTCTAACGGTATAAGTTTTGAAATAGGCGAAAATAATAAATTTGTTGTTACACATAATGGCACAACGTATACCACTGATATAGAAGCTAATACAAATACAAGGTATACTTTTGTTATAAACAACTCTGATAATAAATTTAAACTGTGGATATTTAGCAAAGTACAAATTTATGGTAAAGATTTGTCGCAAGATACAGGTTTTTGTAAAAAACAAATTTTAGGCGACAATCCAACTGTAAAAATAGAAGATTTTACCACCGTAAGTACACCAGTTTATATAAATAGTAAAGAAGGTAAAGAAGATTTTGCAGATTTTACATATTATGCTATTATTCTTGGTAACACCACAGATGAAAATAATGTAAGGTATTACGCAAGCTGTTATGGCGAAAAACAAATATTGTTTAACTGCAATGGTAACAACAATCATTTACCAATATATACAACTGACCCATTAGCTACAAATATAATGGTAAACCAATCGTATTACAACTACAAAGATAGTCATTCTAATGGTAGATATGCATATTTTGACGGCAAGTCTGGTATAGATTATTTTATAGATAAAAATGATATAAAAACTGAAATAAACGAATTTGATATAAGTTTTGAAATGTGTATGCCTATAGAAATAAATACAGGTAATATTTTAACAAGCTTTATTTATGACGAAACCTCTAAAGTATATTTCAACGAAGATGGTGCACTTTGCGTGGTATTGCCGTTGTTAAATACTGAAACAAACGAAGTAGAAACTATTACAGTTGTAACACCAAATGATGTTATAAAAGCGGATGAATACAGTAAGTTTAAAATTATTTATAAAAATAATACCTTAACTATCACTAAAAACGGTGAAACAATTTTGATAAATGATTTAACAAGTTATACAATAAATGATATACCACACATTTTAAAAATTGCATATGACAAAGGTTTGACTTCTTTTTATAAAGGTTTTATAAGAAACTTAAAAATTGATATAATAGGAGTAGACAACACTATTTCTATAGATTTACCTTATAAATATACACTACAAGACGCAGATAAAAAATATGAGTATACAAACTATGGTGCTAGATTTATAACTACACCACAACTTATATCTGATACAAGTAATTTAGACTTATATGGTAATGCTTTAATAGGTACTAGATAGGAGATAAAATGGCATACCCAACAGATAAACCAAGCGGTAATTATGTATTAAGAGATTACAATTTTGCTACATTAGATGATAAAAAAATTCCAATGGACGAATATACCTTTAAAAATGGGTATAAAAATGCTGACGAGAGCGAAGTTGAGTCTGTGCCTGACGCACATGAACAAAACTGGCTATTTGATGTATTGCACAGAAATTTAAAATACACAAAAGAAGTGGCAGAAGAAAATAAAACATTGTTAAGTTCTAAAGTAGCAACTTATACAAGTATAGGTCAAATAAAAGCTGGGTATGGCTTAGAAATAAAAGCAGATGGTACACTAGGGGTAATAAAAGGAATTGCAGAAAGTGCAGATATTATATCTTATGACTTACCTGTAGGCTCTTATATGTTTTGGGCTGGTATACAACCACCTGAATACTTTATTATACCACAGGGTCAAACTTTATTACGTACACAATACCCTGAACTTTGGGAGTTTGCACAATCTAACGACTTAATTGGTAAACTATTTGGTGAAGGTGATGGTTCAACTACTTTTGAAGTTTACGACGTGCAAGAAGAATTAATACACGATTTAAAAATAATTTTAAAAGCAATGCCTACACCACCTTCTAACGCTGTACCAACTGGTACAATATTGGATTATACAGGCTCTGTTGCACCAGAT